AGCGTCTTTTTATATTCATATCCTCGAAGTGTTCCCTGAGGAATATCCTGTCCTGTCTGAAAAAACTTAGCTCTTATAGTTTTCTTCCATCTTCTTTCTGGATTAACCATAACCCACATTACAAACTTCCCATCTTGAATCTGAATATCTAAAATTTGTATCAATGGAATTTCTAACGGTTCACTTTCAAGATCATACTTATAAATTTTCATGATTCCAAGCCTCTACCACGTTATCCAAAAGTGCCGCTCTAGTAAGTAAACCAACGCCACCGGGCACAGGAGTATACCGCACATCATCCAAAGCATTTTCCGCATTCCAACAATCTCCTACCAATTTCCCATCTACAAAATTTGTACCAACATCAATTACCGTGCAACCGGCCGGTACCTGCCGCAAATCCAAAAACTTCGCTTTTCCCACGGCGCAAATAATCAGTTGCTTCCCCAATAGCAATTCGCGCAAATCTGAGCTCTTACTATGCGCGACAGTAACTGTCCAGTTTCTATCCAAGAGCATCTTTGCTACTGGCTTTCCAACAATCTTACTTCTGCCGATTACCAGCACATTCTTACCGCTGCCATCTCCCAAATTTCTACCTTCCAGAAACTTAATAATTCCTTTTGCGGTAGCTGGATTATAAGGACTGCCTGGCATAAATCCATCTACATCTTTCCAAATAGAGGTATATTCTAATGCTTTGTCTGCATCCAAGTAATCTGGCAATGGTAATTGAATCAATAACCCATTTGTCTCGCAATTATAAACAATATCTTCTAATCCAGCTTGATCAATGCCGCTATCTTCTGGAATCCTAAATAAATCTACTTGAATGCCAACTTCTTTACAATCCTTAATTTTATTATCTACATACTTTGTACTAGCCGGATTATTACCAACCTGTATAATTGTTAATGTTGGGGGTTTGCGCCCAGCCGCTCTTCCGGCCGCCACCGCAGACTTTAATTCTGCTTTCCAATTCTTAACAAATTCTTTTACTTCAAACAGTTCTGCTCCCATATCTCATCCTCATCTATTGGTTCGCGCACTCGCCGCAAACTAACCACCATCTTTGTATCGTCATGATATTTATTAAATAGTCCTTTAACAAAAATTAGTGCGCTATTTAAACTAACCAATTCTCCTACTTTTCTATTGTCAATAAAAATTTCATATTTTTCTTCTTCCATAACAATTTCCTTCAATTTTATTATAGCAAAATTTTTTAAAATTTGACAACTGCGGAAAAAATCTGTTATAATGATAGTGTAAACAAGCTGGGAGGAAAAGAATTTGACTAAATTAGATTATACTTTAGACTCTCCGCAAGAAAGATTAGCCCTAGTAGAAAAGATACTTGAAGAAAACCCCAATCCCAATTCTGCATATCTTGAAATACTAGCCGATTATTTAATTTTTTGTATGGAGAAAGAAGAGAAAAAGGAGAAAAAAATTCTTACTGAAAACCGCTTAGCAACTGTTAATAAAAGAGAAACCTCTTACGAGGGACTTGTCTCGCAATTTGAGAATGGCGAAGATGGAGTTTATAATATAGCAAATGAAGACAAACATGTAATATTTCAACCAAAAATTTCAATAACAAAAAAAGATAGAGAAGAAATACTTGAACTACAACAAACCGATGAATCCATTGCGGCCTGGGACTACCGGGTGCGCCATAGCGAGGGTCGTGACGCTTTTATAGCAAAAAAAGCCTTAATAGAAAGTCGTAAAGACCAGTATGTAATAAAACAGCATAGAAATCCACCAGTGCAATCAATGCATCTTGTCCATTCAGAACATCATATTGAATTACCATGAGAAACAAAGATTGACGAAGAAGGAAACGTTGATACTACTGGATTATCCCTATGTAATCCAAAAGTATGTTCTGCAATTTTAGTAAATTATTCTAAATTGCGCCAAAACAGCTGGGGTGATTTTATGGGAGATACCTGATTTCTTATGGAAGAATTTGATAGGGTGAGTATGATTGCGCTAAAAGACCAACCTCTCTTATACAGAATTGTTGAGTGCAAAGTGGATGGAATGCAAAATTCTGAAATTCGCGATGTGATTGAAGAAGAATTTGGTATTAAACACAGTCTAGAATATATTTCATCTTTATGGCGCAATAAAATCCCTAATTTAATTGCGTCCGCAGCAGAAGATGAATTTCTAGATTGGTATTATTTAAATGAGAAAAAGGGCAAATATAAAAGATGCTCTCGCTGCGGAAAAATTAAACTGGCTCATAATAAATATTTTAGTAAAAATAAAACTAGTAAAGATAATTTCTATTCGATATGTAAAGAATGCCGTAATAGAAAGGACGAAAAACTATAATTTGCGGCAATTGCGCAGTAAAATATTTAAAGGAGGTAGTTTATGGATAATATTAAAAAAGATTTAATTTTTTGCGAAAAATGTCATAAAACATTAAAGAGAAGTGAATTTTATTTATCTAATAATTTAGAAAAATATCCAAACGGTGGAACTATCCCCATTTGTAAAAAATGTTTAACAATGCACGTAGATAATTGAAATCCAGACACATATTTATGGATTTTACAAGAAGTCGATGTGCCCTATATTCCTGACGAATGAAATGCGCTTTTGGCTCGATATGGAACCGATCGGAAAAAAGTCACAGGTACAACTATTTTAGGAAGATACCTTTCTAAAATGAAACTTAAACAATATAGAGATTGGCGCTGGAAAGACACAGAGTATCTCCAAGAGCTCGACCATAAAAAGGTGCGCGAGGCGCTTGAAGCGAACGGCGCATCAATGCAGGAAATTGATCAAGCATTGCGCGAAAGGACTTTTGAAATTCCGGAGGGGGAATTGCGCGAGCCCGATCATACGGTCGGATTACCTGCCGGCGCAGACTCCTATGAAACATTTACATTTGAAGAACCTGCTGAGTCAGCTGATGAATTAGGTTTAACAGATGAGGATGTGACTTATCTTAAACTAAAATGAGGAGCATCTTATAAACCAGCAGAATGAGTATGGCTGGAACAATATTATAATGATTTTATGGATTCTTATGATATTCAAAGTGCTGGCCATAAAGATACTCTTAAAAAGCTTGCGAAAACTTCTCTTAAACTAGACCAATTAATTGATTTAGGAGATGTTGATGGCGCGCAAAAGACCCAAAAGATGTATGACAGTTTAATGCGCTCAGGTAAGTTCACTGCAGCACAGAACAAGGCAGAATCTGGTGAAGCCGTTGATTCAATCTCAGAAATTGTAATGATGTGTGAAAAAGATGGTTTTATTCCACGATATTATACTGATGGCCCGCAAGATAAGGTTGATAGAGTTCTTCAGGATTTACAAGAGTATACTCATTCTTTAATCACAGAAGAAACTAATATTGGTAATCTTATTGAGAATGCGGTTAAGCAGATTGAAGAAGATAAAATTCGTGAAGCGCAAACCGAAGCAGATGCGGCCGGAGATGAAGATATCCTTGAAGAAGCGTTATTCTCCAATGATATTAGTTATATTTCTGATGGTGAATTTGAGGAATTTAATGATTTCGAAGATGATCTAGCAGATAAAGATAATGCGCTATTGGAAAATCTAACAGATTATACGAAGGCTGGTGAGTAATATGGCTTTACAAGATTTATTAGAGATTTCAAAAGATAGAAAAAAGATCGGTTTATCAGAAGAACGTTTGGAAAAAATTAAACCAGAATTGCGCCAATATATAGCATATTGGCGTGAATACCCAGATATGTTTGTAGATTTTTTACAAACTGGAAAAGATGGAGAAATTCCAGAAAATGGACTCCGCTTTTTCTTTTATCAAAGAGTTTTCTTACGAGTAGCAATGCGGTATAAATATGTTTATGCTGTATTCCCTCGTGCTTACTCTAAATCATTTTTATCAGTATTAATCTTAATGTGCCGATGCGTTTTATATCCAAGAGCGAAGTTATTTGTTACTTCTGGTGGTAAAGAACAGTCAGCTGGTATTGTTAAAGAAAAAGTTAATGAAATATGTACTTTAGTACCAGCTTTTGATAGAGAACTTGACCGTAGACCTGGTAAAACGAGAGAAGGTAAGGACTATGTTTGTTATATGTTTAAAAATGGTTCTTTCTTTGATAACCTTGCGGCTAGTGAGAAATCAAGAGGTAAACGTCGTCACGGTGGATTAATGGAAGAGTGTGTTGGTATTGATGGTGAAATACTTTCACAGGTAATATTACCAATCATGAACGTCTCTCGGTTATGTATGGATGGTAGTATGCATAATGAAGAGACTTTAAATAAATCACAGTTATTTATTACAACAGCGGGATACAAGAATTCATTCCCTTATGATAAACTTATTCAGTTCTTAATTTGGATGATAACTGAGCCAGACAAAGCGTTTATTATGGGAGGAACTTATAGGATTCCTGTTCTCGCAAAACTTCTTGATAAAAATTTTATTCAAGATCTTAAACGAGATGGTACATTTAATGAAGCATCATTCCAACGTGAATATGAGTCAAAGTGGTCAGGAACTACTGCTGACGCGTTCTTTAATGGAGATGCGTTTGATAGAAACCGTTCACTCCAAAAGCCTGAATATGAACATTCTGGTCGATCAAGTTTACAAAGTTATTATATTCTTTCTATGGACGTTGCGCGACAGAATACTGGTAAAAATGGATGCGATAGTGTAATTACTGTATTTAAGGTAACTCCACAGAACTATGGAGAAGTATCTATAAAATCATTGGTAAATCTTTATGTTTTAGAAAATATGCATTTTGAGGACCAAGCAATTTGGGCAAAACGTTTATTCTATAAATATAAGGCGAGAAGAATTGTAATAGATGCTAACGGTCTTGGTACAGGCTTAGTCGATTTTATGGTAAAACCGCAAACTGATCCATTAACTGGTGAAGAATATCCAGATTTTGGCGTTATTGGTGGAACATCAGAAGGAATTGAACAAGAATATAAAAAATTTAGAACTAATGTAACAGAACAAGATGCGATGTATTTAATGAAAGCAAATGCGCCAATTAATACAGAAGCGCACTCAAACGTACAAACACAACTTACTTCTGGAAAAGTAAAATTCTTAATTGACGAAAGGGTTGCAAAAAATAAACTTCTTGGAACTCAAAAGGGTAAACAAATGACCCCTGATGAAAGGACAGATTATTTAAAACCCTATACCTTAACTTCTATATTAAAAGAGGAGATGTTAAATCTTCGTGAAGAAAATGAAGGAATTAACATTATTTTAAAGCAGGCTAATCGTAGTATTAAAAAGGATAAATTTTCTGCATTTGAATATGGACTATGGTATATTAAACAAGTTGAAGATAGTAAGCGTAAAAAGAAGAAAAAATTCAATGCTGCGGAATGGCGATTCAGCTCGCATGTAGGATAGGAGGAAAATTATGAGGGCAAGTAGAGGAGAAATAAAAATTGAAGATATTCTAACTCAAGCCGGACTTAATTTTAAAATGGAACTATCTTTTGAAGGATTGAATAGCCCGAACGGAAAACCATTAAGATTTGATTTTGTGGTGTTTGACGATGATGGCAATATAGATTTTATAATTGAATATCAGGGTCGTCAGCATTATGAACCTAGTAGCAAATTTGGTGGAAAACGTGGATTTTACCAGCAGCAATTTAACGATGCTAAAAAACGTAGATTTTGCGCTTTACATGATATTAAATTAATAGAAATTCCATATACTGATGAGAATATTATTGACTATGATTATATTATGAAAAAAGCAGGCTACTAGGAGGTGGGACTTTGGAAAATAAAGATAGACAAGACGCCATTAGAGAAAAAGGTTTCGCCTTTAATGGTAATGGTACCACTGAGTATGGAAAAATTAAAGTAGGCGTAAAAACTTTAGAAGATGCTATTATTAATTTAGGTTCTTACAGAAAATTATGAGATAAACATGAGAGTGTCCGGTTTTATGATAAATTTGAAATTTTGCGCGCAATTGCGGAAAAAGATTATCATAAGATGAGAGTAATATCTGATTTCTTTTATCGGACAAATGGTATATACCAACGTATTGTAAACTATTATGCTACAATGTATCGTTGGGATTGGTATACAATACCTACAATTTTTGATGATAAAATTTTAGAGAATGAAGAAAAAGGTAAAAAGGTAATCAATGAGTTTTTTAAAGCCTTAGATTATTTAGATAATACTCATATAAAAAAGGTTTGCGGAGACATTACTTTAAAAATCATTAAATATGGGGTTTGGTACGGCTATGTAATTGAAGGTGATGATGGAATTTTATTCCAAGAGTTGCCTGTTGATTATTGCCGAAGTAGATATATGGTAAATAATTTACCAGTTGTTGAATTTAATATGTCATATTTTGATCAACATTTCCACGATATTAATTATCGTATGAAAGTTCTCAAAATGTTTCCAAAAGACATTCAACGTGGTTATTTGCTTTATAAAGAGCGCAAACTTCAACCTGATTTTGAAGGAGATATGGCTTGTTGATATGCATTAGATCCAGGAGCGGCAGTTAAATTTTCACTTGCGGGCGCAGGTGAATTACCGCTATTTATCAACGTTGTTCCGCATTTATTAGACTTAGATGCGGCACAGGATCTCGATCATCGCAAACAGATGCAAGATTTATTAAAAGTAATCGTGCAAAAATTGCCTATTGATAAAAATGGCGATTTAATTTTTGATGTTGATGAAGCAAGAGATATTCATAATAATGCAGTTGCAATGTTACAACATGCTATTGGAACTGATGTTATTACAACATTTGCGGATGTTGAGTCTCTTGATTTAGCTGACACTTCTAATGTAGACACTGATGACCTTGAGAGAGAAGAGCGCTCAGTGTATAACGCAGCAGGTGTGCCTAAGAATTTATTTAACTCTGATGGGAATATTGCATTAACAAGTTCTATTTTGCAAGATGAAGGTGTAATACGAGACTTAAAGTTGCAATATGAAATTTTATTTGATACAATAATTCAGAGAAGAATCAAGAATAAGAAGAAGTATACATTCAGATTCTATATTCTTGATACTACACAATATAACTATAAAGAACTTTCTAAGATGTATAAAGAGCAAATGCAGATTGGTTTTGGTAAGATGTTTGCGCAAATTGCGCTCGGGCACTCACAAAACTCAATTATGAGTACCGCTTTCTTTGAGAATGATATCTTATCGTTGAGTGAAGTTATGATTCCTCCTATGATGTCATCTACTATTGGAAGTGAAGATATTCAAAGTTTGGGCAAAAAGAATAAAACTCAAACCACTGAAACGCAAACTACATCAGAAGGTCAAACTGGCAGACCTCAAAAAGAAGAAACTGAACTAAGCGATAAAACTATCGCAAATAGGGAAAGTCAGAAATAAGGAGGATTACAATGGAACATACAAGTATAGCAGTAAATTCTCCAATAGAAATAATTGATGTGACTCCTTTGAATCCTCTTATTTCAAAGTGCCAGATTAAGGTGTGCTATGTGGGTGATGAGCCAAATCGCAATGGAAGTGTAATTACTAAAGCGGTGGCGATGGATATGGCGAAATCACTCCCTGGCTGCCCGATTGTTGGCTTTTACAATGAAACCAAGGGAGATTTTGAAGCACATAATCAAATTATTGATGTTTCTAATGGTGAATGGCGTTTTAAGGATACAACTCAGGCTTATGGATTTGTTGATTTAAACGCAAAGGTATGGTTTCAGAAATTCATGGACGACGGTGTTGAACATGAATATTTAATGACAGAGGGCTACCTCTGGACTGAACAATGGCCAGAAGCTAAGAGGGTTATTGAAAAGGGAAATAATCAATCTATGGAACTTTATGAACCAACTTTAGATGGATTTTGGTCAGAAAGTGATAATGGAGAACCAAGTTTCTTTATTATAAATGAAGCATTAATCTCTAAGTTGTGCATTTTAGGTGAGGATGTTGAACCTTGCTTTGAAGGTGCGCAAATCACAAGAGTGCAATTCTCATTTGATGAAGGGTTCCAGACAAAATTATTTAATATGATGGAGCAAGTCAAAAAGATGATTAAAGAAGGAGGTACAGATTCTGTGGAAGATGTAAAAGCACCAGAGATGGACGAACAGGTTGTAGAAGAACCTGAAATCGTTGAAGAAGAGGCTCCTGAAGTTGAAGAAGCTCCAGCAGTTGCTGAAGAAGAAGTAGCTCCAGAAGAGGCTCAGCCTGAGCAGGTAGACGAGCAGCCTGAACAGGAAATTGAGGACAAAAAAATTGAATATAATCTTGAAGAAGTTCAAGAATATATAGAATTACAGTCTAAGTATGAAGATTTAGAAA